AATGGGTATAAACCAAAAAGAAAGAGAAATCTTAGAAATCTTATATCCTGGAGAGTTGATAGAAGACATCCTTGTTAAGGTAAACAAAGCACGTGGATCTATAGTTGCTGACAACAGAACTTTCGGAGGATCTCAGACTGCGGAGAGAGTGGCCGCTGGAGACAGAGTTGGCCTTGGGCAAACAGTGGCTGACGTGGGGAGAGTTGTTGCCTCTGGTGGATCAGACATCCTCGCAACTGCGGGAATTGTTACAAGACTGTTCGGCGGGAAGAAGCCTCCTTTTACAGACGAACAATTTAAACAGATCGCAAGACTAGTTATCTCCGAAGATGCTGACCTTTTAGAAGCAGCAATAACAGACCAAACTAAAATAGACGCAATGTTAAGGGCATTCGATAAAGCAATAAAGATTGTTTCTGGCTCTCAGCCAAGAGTGACTGCTCTGACAAATACGACTGAGCCTATTGGTAATGTAGTTGATCCTACATTTTCAGGAGCCTTGGCAGGGATCGTTAGTACAGTCAGCCCTGAGACTGGTCGTAAGATACAAGCAGCAGCAGCGCAGTAATGTTGTGTGGGTTCTAGTCTGGGTTCAATTAATATCGGGCAAGCCAATGGATTACTTTCAACTGGGCTCTTATCAGAGTCATGCTATATGTGAACAAGAAAAAGACAAAGCAGAAGTGATGGTTACCCACAATGGGATTGCACTTGCTTGTCTAAAGGTTGATCCAAATGATTGATCCTATTACAGCATTCTCTGCGGCAAGTATGGCATTCTCAGGTCTAAAGAAGGCCATTGCTGTCGGCAAAGACATTACATCAATGGGGAGCACTCTTTCCCAGTGGTCTAAGGCTGTTTCCGATATGGACTTTCTTGACGAGCAAGCCAAGAAGCCACCGATGTATAAGATGTTTTCTGACACACAAGCGTCAGCTCTGGACATCTGGACTAAGAAGCAGAAGCTCGCAGAGATGCGGGAAGAGCTAAGAGCGCATATTTCTTGGACCTATGGGCCTTCGGCTTGGAAAGAAATTGTCAGGATTGAAGCACAACAGCGCAAGGCTCAAAGAGAAGCAGTATACAAGAAACAAGAATTTGTCGACAGTTGCATTAACTGGGCCATTGGGCTGTTAGCTTGCTTTGCGGGAGCAGGCATCTTGTTCGTTGTGATATATATAATTGGTGCCAAGCAGGGCAAATGGTGAGTGTTCCTTTTAGAGCAAAGGCGAAAATGGCTAGTTGTAGATGAATTCGGGAAAATAGTCATAATCACCCGTGACAAGAATATTGCAATTAAATTTGCAAAAAACTGGAGAGATGCAAATGACAGAGTTCGATAAGGCAGATTTAGATTCCAACGGAAGCATTGACCGCTCGGAATGGAACAAACTCGAGCTAGAAGATCGCAGGCTTGAAATTGCAGATCAAGATTTAAAGCGCAATGCAGAGCGCAGATTCACAGGCTTGGCCTTGATGGGAATGCTGGTCTATCCGTTTATTATCCTGTTGGCCTCAGTTCTAGGCTTCGATAAAGCTGCTTCTCTTATAACTGACATCGCATCCGTGTACGTCATTGCAGCCAGCGGTGTGGTTGCGGCATTTATGGGATTCAATGCATATGCTGGTAAGACCAAAAAAGCATCTATTTCGTATGAAAAAGACAAATAGTTTTAGCCAGATCTTCCCAGTCTTCTGTGCTTAAATTCCCTTGTCTGCTCCAAGAGCTAATTTCTACAAGGTGCTTTCTGGATGGCCTGTCGAAAAGAGCCTTGGCATGCCTCCCACTGATCAGAATAGTAAAGTCTCTGCCAACACGAATCAGGATCCAACTGCTTCCTCTATTCAGTATGTACTTTGTTGCCCAGAAAACTTGATGTAATCTCAGCCCACTGACGAACCGCTTCTTTGGCCATTTATCAATGTACTTCAATTCTATCCATCCAGAGCACCCATCTTTTATGTAATGAACGTCTGGCATCCCTTGGGCAACTCTGTTTTCAACTCTGTACATAACTAAAGGCAAGTTGTTCCTTATTAGTGTCCAGAAATTCTTTTCACTCATTCTCTTCCTCCGACATGAATAATGATATTGGGTCTTTTGTTATAATGTCAGCAAGGCTCTTCTTTTCTCGAAGTGCTTGGATTATTTTGCTGTCGACTGTTTTGCGGGTCTCAATGTCGATATAGGTTACATTGTTTTTAGTTCCTATGCGGTGGCATCTATCTTCCGACTGCATGCGTTGCTCTAAATCGAAACTGTTCGAATAGTAGATCACATAATCAGCCGCAGTAAGCGTCAAGCCTATTCCCCCAGACTGAGGCTGTCCGATAAAATATTGTATCTTTGGATCATTCTGGAAGCGGTCAACGGCAACCTCTCTAGCGTCACTAGATACATCTCCGTGATAACTTACCGCTAGATCTCCAAGAGCACGCTCTATGGCTCTTAAATCAGCCTTAAAACGTGCCCAGATAATAACCTTAGAGTCAATGTCACTTAGAATCTCTTTCATGGCTTCAATCCGAGGATTCTGCTCGTCTATCTGGGTGACACCACCCTCACTAGGAAACCATCCGCAAAGTATCTGCTGGAGCCTTAGCAGGCGAGTGATTGCCTCTGGAGCCTCGATCATATTGCCTTCAAGCTCCGCAACAAAAGACTTCTTCATATTCTGGTAAAGTTTCTTTTGCTTTGCAGTCATCTCAACATAATGACGCTGATATATTTTATCAGGCAGGTCTAGGCAGTCTTTCTTCAGGACTCTGAAGCTGTGGCCTTCGATGTTCCGAGTCAGCTCATCTATATTCTGATAAGAGATAATCTGCTTGTTCTCGAATCCACCCATAACGCAGTATCTTGCCCGAAAGGAATAAAAGCTGTCGTATCCTAGTGTTTGTGGGTCTAGGAACTTGAACTGAGAATAAACATCCTCTGGGCCTTTGGTCACAGGTGTGCCAGTCATTATCCTTTTGTAATCAGCTTGCTTGCCGAACTTGGTTATTATCTTTGTGCGCTTGGCTCCTGGACGCTTGATCCTAGAGCTTTCATCCACAACCAACATCACCTTGTTGCTTACAAGTATTTTCTGCATATAATATATTGCCTTGGGACTAGTGAAAGCCTCGACATTGAATGTGAATATTTTAAGGTTGTTTTCTGAGGCGAAGACCTTGTCATATTCCTCTATGCGCTTCTTGGTCATTCCAGAGGTATAATAGAACGATTGATTTGTACACCAGTCAGGCATATGGATATCAATCTCTTTAAGCCAGTTGCGGTGAACTCCATTGGGGGCAATAACAACCAGCGCAGTGATCTTGCCTTTCCCGTATAAATATGCGGCACTGTCTATGATTACTTTGGTCTTGCCTGTGCCTTGTTCCATTAGCAATGCGAAGGCCTCTTTGTCTCGACTCATGTAGAAGGCTTTGCGCTGGTGTTCGAATGGCTTGGTTTTAAAATCATAATCGTCATTGCTAGGAAGCTCAGACTTCTTCATCTTTATGTTTTCTTCCATCTGCTGCAGGTTGAAAATATATCGATCAAGATCTGGCAGTGCAGAATTATCCCACTCAGCTTCTGGGAAATACTTATGGAGCCTTTCGATATTGGCTCCTGTGGGATCAAACAACAGATCTCTACCAACCCATCTTTTAAATCCAGGAAGCGTTGATAGCTTTTCAAAAGTATCGCCACCAAGACTAGACTTGATGACGAGATACTTTCCATAATCTGCTTTAGTTATTTTCATTCCTCGTCTTCCTCTTGCTCTTCGATTTCGCCTGAGCCTTCGCAACTATCGCAGACCCCCCAAACAACATCGATGTACCCACCGTTGACTATGTCAACGACAGGCTTATCATATTCACGACGACCCCAACCTTCGCAATCAGGACAGTTCACAGTCCGAACCTCTCTGCACATATGGGGCCGATGCCACGCTCGATACTTGCATGGACAGTCAGCTCACGGCCACAACACGCACAAGCTCCTGTTCTGCGACCATATGCCACAGCAGCAGAAAGTGGGCTCTCAGCTATCTGCTTGAGCTTAGACAAAGTGTCTTCTGGAGTGAATCGGATACCGAAGAATTTGCCTTCCTTGACTTTGCCCATATATTGCCCGTCGACCTTGACGTAAAGAGCACCAGCATTAGCACCAGCATCAGGTGCACGGGAGATAACCAAGTCCTCAAAACGGAACTTAGGAGTCTTGATGGCCTCGTGAGCCTTGTCGAAGATAGCAACAATATTGCTAAGGTCAACAGAAGGTGCCTCAGCACGTGCAGACTTGTTAGCCTTTACTTTCATAAGCATGGCAATCGCAGCACCAGTCTGCTTGTCGGAGAGCGAGCCACGATCAGAAAACTGCTCTACTAAAGAAGCAGCAAAAGAATTCCAAGAAGACAATTCTTTAAGTGCCTCGATAAGTCCTGGATTGGCTTCGTTAAATTTAGCTTTATTTTCAGGAGCCATAAGCCTTGCTTTCTGCTGTGAAGCAAATTTCCTTTTCTGAATTCCACGAGCAACAATCCGCTCTTTGGTCCAAGTGCTGTAGTGGTAATTTCCTGCGCTGGTTACTGGTAAAAACATCGACATAATAATTTCCTTTCTCAGTTGATAACTTATTCTATCTTATTTAGACAGAAAGGTAAAGAACTTTGATCTATTCAAAAACAATGACTTACAGCTCTTTACTTTAATAGATTATCAGGTCTGGGCATTGGTTTAGGTATTGGCTTGTCAGAATAAAACACATGTTCGCCTATTTTATTAATCTGTTGGAAGTGCCTTGCCCAGTAGGGAGATATGCTTTGATTGTGGTAGTGAGTTGCGTTATCTCCAACCGCCCAGATATGCTCCCCTTCTTCAATCATCAGCTTGGCAATTATTTTTGATATTCTAAAAGCACGTTCGTCTTGGGGCATATCTGACTTGCCGTCACACCACCAGCTAAAGGCACAGCTCTTAGAATTGGACTGCAGGACAACCTCGCAAACTGTGTTGGGATAGCTGGGAGAAGCCACTCTGTTAAGAGTGACCTCTGCTACAGCAAATTGGCCGTGTATTGGTTGGTTCCTTGCCTCGAAATAAATATTCAAGGCAAGGCACATTATTGCTGTTTGTATCATTATGCCACCAAATCAAAATCAAAAGTGAATTGATCATCGCAGTTGCTGTCAAACTTAGGATTCTCAACTTCGTAAAAAGCATGCACAAGCCTCTTGCTCCAGTGGTGAGAAGCATCCATGGCTCTCCACTCAGGGACTTGGTTGTCGATTGTAGTCCAGTCACGGGTGTCCATTACTAGGACATGGCGAGTGATCTGGATGATGTAGACTTTGCCCTGCTCTAAATTCTCAGGGACAAATTTACTCAGCTTGCGCTTTTTCTCTAGGTGAGTCCACTTGCCTTTAATGCCAAGCTGCTTACAAGCTTTTGCGATGTTTCCTGTTGTCACACCTTTACAGTGACGCTTGCCTCTGATATTTTTCAGGGTCTGGTATGCTGGCTCATATTCTTTACCAGAAACCAACGCAACGGAAAATGGGCCGCACCACGTGATTCTTTTCTTGCCAGTCCAGTCAGTGATTTTTCTCTCCAGAGGGTTATGCTTATTCATTTTGTATTCCTTTCTCAGTGGGTTGATATTAATAAGTGAGCAAATTAATGCTCACCAGTAAATATCAATTTTTGCTTTCGCGGTAATCGCCAAGGCCATCTGTGTTGTATTTAGCTCTTATCAGGTCAACAATCCGCTGAGTGTTCTCATCGTCTATTGCCTTCTGTACTGCTGCTTTGAAAATCGGGTCCATTTTAGTTCCTTTCTAAGTTGATAAGGAACTCTATCTTTTCCCACCAGAGAAGTAAAGAGTTTTCTTTCTCAATGAAACCAATGACTTGCTAGAGCTTACGCCACTTCTCTATATTCAACTTCCTGAAGCCTTTTCTTATTTTGCCTTTTAGAAGATACCAGTCGCCAATCTTCCCATCTTCAACTATTGGCTTGCCCAGCTTGTTATACTTGAATCTGTCTATCCCTGCGAGGATTGGGCCAGTGTCATCTTCGAACTTCATATTTAACCAGAGATTGTTGTTCTCAGCTCTGCGACCTCCTCGCTTGGCTAAGTTTACAGCCTCATTCAAGTCTCTGAGGTTCTTCTCAACTAATTTACCGAAAACCACAAATTCTCCTGGAGTGTCGGATTCAAGCAAGTTAATGTCTGATATTGGTGTTTTTATATTATGAGCCTCTGGATTCTGTTTCATGTGGCCAAATCTCCGCTCACACTCAAATATATCGTCATATGGTGTTTCTCCCTCGTCTAGGAGCTTTTCTTGCCTAGGAGTCAGGGGCTGGTGCAGATCTCTGCGATTGGCTATGTCTTCAGCCAGCTTTGGCCCAACACCTTTTATTCCGATGAGGCCACCTATAAGTTCACCATCTTGCACAGACCAGTTCAGCTTCGACTTGAATTTGTCATAAGGCTTGTATCCGAGGCCTTCTCTAACAACCTCCCGCAAAAGTTTAATGCCTTGGTCTTCGTCCTTAACATTGCGCAAACATGCAGCAGCAAACTCTAAAGGAAAGCGACTTTTTAAAACACAGCACCAATAGCTGACCATCCCATAGGCAATTGCATGGCTCCGATTGAACGCCCATGATCCCATTGTGTTGATGTTCTTCCAGATCTTGATTGACTCGTCTTCTGGTATTCCTTGCTCTTCAGCACCAACCTTAAACTTTTGCCAATACTGGTCAAAGAACTCTTCGCCTAAAGATTTGCTCATTGCCTTGCGTAACTGGGAAACATCCTCCCAACTCAGCTTGCCCACATCACGAGCGATTGTCATAACCTGCTCTTGGTAAACGACAACGCCCAATGTGACTTTGGTTATCTCTTCAGCAAGGGGATGGAGATACGTTACAGGCTCTGTTCCGATCTTCCTTTGGATGTACTTAGTTGTGCCGCCTGAAGTTAATGGTCCAGGACGAGCTAGTGCTGTTATGGAGGCAATATCCTCGAAACTGCTGACTTTCATCTGCTTGGTTAAGGACTGCAAAGCATATCCTTCAAACTGGAAAATGCCTGCGGTCTTCTCATCGTTTAAGATATCAAAGGCTTGCTTGTCTTCAAGAGGGAAATTTATCAGATATTCTTTTTCCCAGCCAACTTGCTCTACAACATCATTAAGAACAGAAAGTGTCCTCAGCCCTAAAGCATCGATCTTCAAAAGGTTCAAGGCTTCAGCATCGTGCTTGTCTATTTGGGCAGCACCATTCTGGGAGCTGACAGAGCAATAGTTGCTGACAGGCTCTTCTGTTACAATTATACCAGCGGCATGGACACCTGTGTGACGAGCATGGTTCTCCATTTTCTCCGCAATCTTCATCTGCGGATACTTAGCTAGAACTTGCTTGCCTATATCTAGGTCATTGAACGTATCCATAATGCACATAGCAGAGCGAGCGTCTCCACCACTCCTTTCGATTATTGCGCCTTTGAGATCATTAACTTCCCAAGCTGGTATTCCGAGCTCTTTGGCAACTTCGGTTATTGTGCTCTTGGCTTTATACCTGCTCACTGTTCCTAGGTGAGCAACCTTCTCTGCCCCATACTTATCTCTCAAATATTGGAACACCATTTCTCTGCGGTCGTCTTGGAAGTCAATATCAATATCGGGCAAGTCAGCACGGGTGATATCGATGAATCTTTCGAACAGCAGGTCGAACTTTATAGGATCAACATCCGTTATCCCTGTGAGGTAACAAACCAACGAACCAGCTGAAGATCCACGCGCTGGGCCAACAAACATATGCTTCTTTGCGTAGTTTATCATATCTGCGATAACATAGAAATAATCTTCAAACTTCTTGCTTGCGATCATTTCAATTTCTCTTTTTAAACGATCACTGTAAACAGAGTCATTCAGATCAATACCTCTTGATGGAGCCGCATCTATGCACATCTGCTCTAGGCTTTTGTCTGGGGAGAAAGATATCATCTGCGCAACAGGCAAATCAGCATTGCACATGTCTGCTATTTTATAGGTGTTTTGTATTGCCTCATCAGGAAGCCAAGGGATGCAATCTAACATTTCGTGTTCGTTCAAGAGGTGCATTGGTGAAGTGCGCTCTGTCCTATTCATACCAACAAGAACTTCATAGGCCTTCCTGTCCGAAACTTTAGGATAATAATTGTCTGAGGTGGCGACAGGCTTGAAGCCTTTCTTCTCGCAGAAGTCTAGAGCCTTCTTAGAACTCATCGGGTTGATCTCAATGTAAAGATCGTCTTTTCTGGTCAAAGGAAGAAGTCCCCACTCTGGATGGGTGCCACTCAAAATTATTACATTTTCAGAGACGTCAAACAAATCTGAATAGCTCATCCTCGGATAGTAATAGAAATTCTCCTTGGATGAGCTTCTGGTGACCATAGCATATATCTCAGAAAGTCCTGCATTGTTCTTAGCAATGAAAGCCATCATGTTTGCAGCTTGTTTGGTTCTGTCTGTTGAGTCGATAACAACAGCAATCTCAGCTCCGAATATAGCCTTCTTCCCAGCCTTCTTACAGGCCTTGCTAAAAGGCACATGCCCCCATGTTCCTGAGTCTGCGATCCCCATAGCATCTTCGCCATCATCTTGTATTATGTTAGCGATTGGGCCATAGGCTTTGCGGAAAGAATATTCGGTTCTGGTTCTGAGGTGAAGCATTACATCACCATCGCAATGATAACATAGCTCACTACAAAACCTACAAGTGCAATTGTCATTACAGTTCTCCTCTGTCTATGTACCAGTCAACAATTCTAGCTGTTGCCTCTACATCGTTTATTGATCGGTGGGCACCATCTATCTTCTCATCGAAAAGCTCTTCATAGATGTCCCCAAGCTTGCGCATCTTGCCCCAGACCTTTTGGCCTATTTCAACTGTGCAGATATGGTTTGGTGGCCAAGGGAACTTAGTCATCTTGTCCAGCCTTTCCAATTCGAACCTCAGCACCTTCCTATCAAAAGGCAAGTTGTGCGCGACAAGGTCTCTTTCCCCTAGGAAGAAGTCAGTCAGCTGTTCAATTTTAGTTATGAATGGCTTCTCGTCCTTCAACATCTCGTCTGTGATACCTGTGATCTTTATTATCTTTGGGTCGAGCAGGTGTCCTGGATTGCAGAAGAATTCTAGCCTTGCTTCTTCGCGCATCTCTCCCTTGCCGATAAGATCATCATTATACTTTATGGCACCGAACTCAATGATCCTCGGCTGAAGGTCTAAGTCTGAGCCCTCAGCCTTGGGAAGTCCTGTTGTTTCAAGATCAAATACTATCATCTTTGTTTATCCTGACAATGAATTTCAGATCCACTCCTAGTATATCCTTGGTGTCAAAAATAACATAGTTGTAAGATCTCTTGCCTGCTATAACAGGATTAGTGTGCGACTCAGTCATAACTTCCTGCGCAACTGGAATCCCACGGAACTCAAAGAAAACTCTCCACTTGATAAGGTCTTCCGCAGAACAATGCATACCTAAATGGCTGACTGTGTTTCTGCGTAATGTAAGGGAGTGGTCTCTGTCGTCAATCCAGTTGGGCCCAGAGGTATAGTCCAGGATCTCAAACTCATTGCCTGAAAACATATCATAGTTAAAAGACAGGTTGGCTTCATTAGTGCCTCGCTCTCCAAAAACATTACCACTGGCAACAACATGATCTTCAGACCATTCAGTTGCTCCGATCTCAGACAGGAGCTTTTTAGCTGCAACAGGATCTTTAGGGACGATTGCTATTTGTTCGATTGTGAATTTCATTTTAAGCTCCATATGGTAGGATGCATCCAGTCAAGTATTTGTGATGCTGTTTTGATTGAAGTAAATATCCGATGAATTCTGCTAACTGATTGGGAGGAGTTTCTTCACCTGTCAGCAATCCATTCAGTTGGTACTTTTGGGCATACTCTTTTGTCCATCCACGGGTTGCCACAACTTGCTCGTCAATGGCATCGCTCATACCTGTGCCAGACAGTTTGTTGGGGGCTATACCGAAAACAGTAATGTCGTGTTTCTTGGTGAGCTCTCTGGCTAACTGTAGAGTCATGATGTGGGCTGCAGCTTTAGAAGCATTGTAAGCCAAAGAGCAAGTCATGGGCATGTGGGCTGCATTGCTTACAATATTTACAATTGTGCCTTTATTTTTAGACAACATAGGCAAACAGGCTCTAGACATCATGTAGATGCCTTTGGCGTTTGTGTCCATTACTTTGTCCCAGTCTTCTTCTTCGAAGTCTTCCAGCCAGTTGATTACATTCACCCCAGCATTATTTATCAATATGTCGATATCTGGGATGGTGCGTTCACCTCCATCGCTATCAACAAAAGTTGGGTTGCGCACATCCCCACCACTATTAATATCGAAGCCATAAACTGTGTGGCCTTCCTTGCGAAGAGTTTCTGTGAGAGCCAAGCCCAAGCCTTTGCCAGAGCCTGTGATTAAAATTTTACTCATTTCTTTTCCTCCTTTATTAGTGATTCAACCATCGCAGCATAGACTGCTGCATCGTGGATGCTGTCTTTGTGTTGAAGCTCGCTGTTTGCGAACCTTGTTATCTTGACAATCATAAGCTCGAAAAGGTGCCAGACATTGTAATCCGAAACAGTGTTGAGCTGGATACCTTTAGGGAAAAGGCTTATCATGACCTCCCCCACAGTCTTGTAGTTGTCGCCATAAACTTTATTGCGCTCTCGGAAAGTGTCAGCCATCTCTTCTAATATTTTGGCCGCATCTTTTTCGCCTGTGGGGTGGCGTTCATTCATTTTCGTCCCTTCCTTTTTCATATGATTCTCGGAGATCTTTTTCATAGTTGGTGGCCTTGTCGAAAAGGCTTTCAAGGTCTCTTCTGATGAAAGTATTGAGGTCGAAAAGCCTTGCAATCTTTTGGCCATCGAGCTCAATATCATTGCCTCTAATTTTAAGATCCATCTTCCTCTCCTCTCATCCATTTAATGTCCTTGGCTAAGAGAAGCTTTTCACTTGTTACTTTTTCAAGAGCTTGGGTAAGCCTTGCAACCTCAGTGCGTTGCTTTGCGATCTTACTTCTCAAAGCATCGTTCTCAAGCTGAGCATTCAAGATCCCATCAACAGTCCACTTAGCCATTAGAAGTCTCCTGGAGCGACTTGCAGGCAAGTTAAGCCTTCGCCTCTCCACATATCAACAACAGACTTTCGGTCTTCTAAAACGAACCAAACATCTTTGTAGTCTATGTGCTTTTCGAGAAGCTTCTGCTTGCAGACTGGATCAGGGGACTGATCCCACCTTGGCCTCATGAGCAACTCGTCATAAGGCACATCGTTCATCTCCAGCCACTTTTCAGTATCTGCTCGGCAACCTGCATCTCGAGCAGTCATGATAACAACTTTAGTTTCTTCGTCATGAAGCATTCTTATTATGTTGCAAATGTTCTCGATGGGCTTGTCGTTTATGCCTGCCTTGTTAAAAGCATCGTAATCCTTCTTCTTGTAAAGAGAGATGCGGTGGCCATAATCGGAAAGTGTCCCATCAAGGTCTGCTATGATTAAACGTATGCCCATGTTGGAGCCTCCGTGTAGTTCCACTTGGCAAAGCCTAGTTTCTCGTTGATGTAATAATCGTGATAGGCCTTAACAGTGTCGTCACCTTTATACTGATCTGGCATGCATTGAGGTGGTTCTGTGAAGCTCTTGTCCAATGAAATATACAAAGGCAACTTCCTTAAAGGCTCAAGGAGCTTCTCGGTGCTGTGGGTCTTTCTGTACCTGACCTCAAACTGCTCGCAAAGACTTACCAGCAGATAGAAGCTGTACAGATAATTATCAGCACACTCTCTTACCCAAACAGAACATGGGTGGTGCTGGAAGGCAGTTTTGTAAAGGCCAGCTTTGTCGGCTGCCTCGTCACCATCAAGAATTCTCTGTGCTGTACAAAGAAGCTGTGCTGTTTCGAGTATCATTTTGACACAGTGCTTATCGCAATGCATCTCTGCACAGACCCGTGGGTCTGGGTCTAAGTAAAAAATATTCATTCTAGTTCCTTTCTCAATATCAGAATTGTATATTATTTCTGCAAAAATGGAAACCGCTTTTTAATTCTTTTCCATATGGTATCGATCCTTTTAGATGCTTGTTCGACCTTTTCATATTCGACTTTTACAGACGGCTTTCTTTTTTCGAGAATGTAAGTAATGGCTTGTGCCTTTACTTTTAACTCTCCAGCAATTTTATGCTTGGGCCAGTGGTCTTTCATTGAATGAACTTTGTCGACAAACTCCTGATTGTACTTTTGCTTGCGTCCCATTTTATCTCCTATGGATTAAGTGATTTGCTCATTGATGGTGCAGCCCACTCAGTTGGTGTTAAGAAAGGTTCTGCCCATGGGTGCACTCGGACAATCTCAGCAACCATCAATTTAAACACTTGCTGGTATTCACCTTGGGCACGTGGGCTCAGGCGTGATTTAGCCATCTCACTCAATGTTCGCAGATTGAACTTGGCTACGATATTGGTGTGGATGTTTGTTGGGAGGATGCCACGTGCATCTTCTGCTGGGACTAGATCTCTCAGCTTTTGATATGCGTCGGCAATATCAGTCATTGCCTTGTCATATGCCTCCAGAGCTTCTGGGTTGTTCTCAATGCGGTCTGGGGTGTAATAGCTGAACCCAAACATATCGACTGTGCGCTGGGACTGCTGGGCATATGAAGCTTGGCGCGTCCTTACGAACTGGTGGGTGAACCCACGGCTGACGTCACGCACATTAAATGTGTAGTCAATGAACTCCCAAGATGAGCGGATTGTTTGGAGCATGTAATCAAGCTCTTTCTGCTTGGCGTCCTCTGGCCAAGAAGCAATCTGTTTGTAAGCATCCTCGTCATCCATTAGGCGAGTGTTCTTTGTGAACAACAGCAAGTCTACTGCGTCCGAGGTGTAATTTACCAATTCTACTTTCATTGTGTTTCTCCTTTCTGAGAGTGCATCAATCGGGTGTAACTTGAACTTGACCGAATGAAATTTTCTATATGCTGGACATCTTCTGCAACGTCGTCGAGTAAAATTTGACGCCATGTAGCAAAACGGCCAAGCGAGTATATTCCGTATTTAGTTGTCATTTCGAAAATAAACTGCTTCCTGATCTCTTCATTGATAGGCTTTATCTTGCCAAGATACTGCTCTGAGGATTTCATGTCAACAAGTTTCTTAGGCTTAATGCCAAAGTCTTCTAGAAGTACATCCATCATATGGGGGCCAATATTGGCTTCTGGCTTCCTAATGAATTCAGATATAACAATATCACCAACTAAAGATATTCTGTAGTATGGGACTGTTGGGTCTGGGTAGTATATTGTTTGATGTACTTTACAGTCTGGGGAATCAATGCGAGCCTTCTGCGTCCATATTTTCTGCGTGGGGAAGTCTGGCTTGTCTGGCCAGCCCATGATGTCCATCAGAGTCGGCATTGGGATAGTCGATATTGTAGGCACAGATCCCATATCATCTACAGCTGTCTTCGTCAGCTTCATGTCATATTGTATTTTGCAATTCTTAGACATGGTGCTTATAAGCTCCCATGGAGCTATGTATCTGTCGACAGCATCTAAGCTGTTGATAGACCTGTTCAGTATTGAGCCTGTTACTTTCTGAGAATATAAATTGCTCAGGAACAAGTTTGTCTCGGTGTGGAGCTTGCCATTATACTTTATGGCCTTGTGCACTTTTACTTTTGCGAAGGGGATAGCACAAGCTGTGCCAACCTTGTCAGTCCTGAATCGGAGCAGAGCTCCTTGGTTGTTAGGCAGTTCACTTTGGGCTTCGTAAATTATTGGATCGAAGCTCCTCAACATATTCCCCGCTAACAGACCCGCAAGCCCTGCTCCATATATAATCATGCTTCCTCCCTCTCACGCATCTTGTTTAGCTTTCTGGTTGCTCTTATAGCGATTGACTTCGTTCTAGATGAAGGGTGACGATCTAGTTCATTCGGCCACATGCAAGCCTCGATTGCGATGAGCAAGAGACGTATCTCCTGCTCACTTAGTTTTACTTCAGCATTCATCAATCAGCTCCACTCTTCCTTTTTTGATATCATGTGCGAGGTCTTCGCGGCAACCACCTTTTGTGCTACCATGCATTTCAGCCAGCTTAACGAACTCTTCATACTTGAGAGTTGCATTAGAGCCTAGGAACACATTGAAGTTTTTAAAGCCACGTGTGCCTTCCTTGCGAGGATTGTCATTGACGAGACACTTGATAATCTTGCCAGCAAAAGAACCACGAGCCTTTTTAGGCTCTGCAGCTTTAGGAACATGTCCTTGTGGTGTTACAATATTCATTACTTTTGGAGAGATGCCAAGAGGTGTCATTCCTGGAATTGCAGCAACCTGTGGGGTTGGGACGGCACGGACATGAATGTCTGCAATCGCAGCCATGTATCGCTTTGCACCAGTTTTATTGTCAGAGAATTTCTTGACAGGAGCGTCGGACACTTCATTGTAAGCATCGACCAAAAGCCTTGTTGTTACATTACGGTCAGCCAAAAGCTCTCCAGCATTCGTAAAGAAGACAACGCCATTGCCCATCGAACGAGCAGCTTTGTCAGAGGCATAGCCTTTGACGACGAGGCTCTTCGGGTCGAGAGTGTAAGTTACAGTATTCATTTTGTATTCCTTTCTAAGTTGATAAGGGATTCTATCTTTTATACACAGAGAAGTAAAGCACTTTGTTTTTGTTTAAAACCAATGACTTGTAAATTAGATGGAAAAGTATCTTAGGCCTCTTGGCTGTACAAGATACAAATTTTCCTTCGCTCTGGTCAATGCAACATACCATACTCTGTTCTCCTCGTCACTTCCTAAGTTGTCCCAACTCAGCTTGCCCATGTCAGTTACCAGCACAACATTGTCAGCCTCACCACCTTTGCTCTGGTGGATTGTAGAGATTGTTATTCTTGGCTTGTCGGTAAACTTCTCTCCATTACGCATGCAAGACCTTAGATATTCCCGCTCATCTGCTGGGAGGCCTTTTAAGATATCCATCCAGTCCCTAGACCTAGCATCCTCAGGCAGTCCCAAATCATTTATTCTATAGGTCTCTTTCTTTTCCAGCTTGATATTGAAGTTAAAGAAGTTGATTAGGTTCTTGGCTTCTGTCCTGTTGAGCTCTTTGCCTTTACGGATCTTCTCCCATGAAGTTATTGCTTTGGTCTCATTGGTGTCTAAAGAACTTTGCCCATTGTAAGTGTATGCATATCCTTGCTGGCGGACAACCTTTTTAATTCTCTGGAGGAGATATTTACTGCGAGCCATGCAAAGCCAAGTCCCATCATGGGATGAGAAGTCAATGGAGTCAGCTTCTGATATGTAGTTTACTGTGCCCATATCTCTCTTGGGTTGCCATGGCTTAACATACCTATTCTTAATCCTCCCAACAACATCAGAAGCAAGCGCATGCACACTGCGAGGAATTCTGAAGCTCTGAGGGAGAATTCTTTTGTCACCTTTTAGGCTGAGGAACTTACTTATGTCTGCTCCTGCCCATGCAAAGATTGCTTGGTCGTCATCCCCAGCAATGTAAACTTCTGAGGCCTCAGATGAAGCCATGATCGCCATTCTGTATTGCAGTGAGCTGAGGTCTTGTGCCTCGTCAACTATGCATATTTCTATTGGCAAAGAGCTCTGATATCTTTCTAGCATATCAGTGAAGTCCAGCAGACCATTTTGCCTTTTGTAAGTTGTAAGGGATTGGTGGTATTGCTTAACAGCGTGCAGAGTCAAGTCATTCTGGTTGGTTAATTGATATTGATCCTCCATTGAACGAATGCCAACTCTGGCTAGAGACTCAACTCTTGAACATTTATCCCCCAGACCATCCCCTGTATGAATTCCTAGGTCTTCATCGTAAATGCCTTTGAACTCTACACCCAGAGCCTTGCCAAGCTTGCGATAGTGAACATTGGTCATTACCTCGTCTCTTTGCAATCCAAGCATTCTAAAGGCCAGCGAGTGGAGTGTGCGGAAATACGGGAAACGATCCGCATCGAAGCCAAACTGAACCATTGCCCGTTCTTGAGCTTCGCTTGCAGCTTTCCGAGTGAAGGCTAAATATGCGATGCGCTCTGGTGGCACACCTCTTTTTAAAGCATCCTCAACTATCTTCAGCAGAGTCGTTGTCTTGCCTGTTCCTGGAGGGCCCAGAATTATCTGCACGTGCCTCACTTTTATTTCCTTTCTCATTAAGATGATTTAACAAAACATCTTTGTACGTCTCTTGCTTATACTTCCACAGGATCCATTCATAATATCTTTCTGGTTCTTTTTCGTTGACGCTGTCTTTCCACTCTGTTATGATTACGTTTTTACAGCTCCCACAAAGGACATCTTTGTCTAATATCCTGCCATGGGTGTGCTCTCCGCAGAAGTCACAAGGCACTGTTTCTTTGTAATATGGTAACATTTAAAAGTCCTCAGTCACTGCACTAGGTATATCAAGTTGATCCTCGTCATCAAAGAATTCTGGCTCTGGCACAGACCAGACCTTCACAGGCTTAGACTTGATCCTGAAAGTTTTACGGTCACCACCACTCGCTCTAAGCCAAGACCAGACTTGGTGCTGGGTGGTGTATCGGAACCTGCGAGCCTCTAAATAAATAAATAGGTCTTCAGACCGAAAGTAAACTTTGCCCTCATCAGAGTCGTGCCATGGCTTGCCATTCATTATCTCGTCTTTCTGACGAGCTTGAACTTTGCCTGTTAAGAAGCTGTCTAGCATTTTCTCGAACTGGCCTTGTGGCGAAGCATCGTCTGGGTCTACAATGACCTCGACATTCTCCAGCAGTTGGTTTATCCGCTGTTCCCAAGCTTGGGATGGCATTGTGCTGGGACACTTGTTTAGCTTCTCAACACAGATCTTTTGCAGCTGTCGCTGGTCCAGCAGTTGGGGTGTTGTTACTTCTATCCGCTCACCTTGCATCTCGATGTACCAACGCACAGACTGGCGGTTCTCAGTTTCGTATTTTGTTATCGCATCGACCTCAATAGACAGGCCACCGCCAACTCTTCCGACTCCATAGTCTCGCTTCATGCATTTAGACTTCTCGCAATAATTGCAGATTGGACTTTGTTTGCATGTGTAGGCATATTCTTTTTTGCTGACTGACTTGACTAGGCCATTGACTTCACCCATTGGCAGAGGCTCTGGCAGGTGCTCATAATTGAACTTCATTAAGTCTTCTTGCCAGTCGTCAGGATTGCGCTTGCGGAAATAAACACCAACATTGAACAGAGAAATGTTTCTTCCACCTTCTGGGAAGCCCATGGTCATGATGTGTTGCAAGCAGGGAGGCCCATCGCTAAAGTGATCAACTAAGTCTGGCTTGAAATTCTCTAGCTTTTCAAATGTTGTTAGCTTCTTTTCAGCAAGGTCAATGAATTGTTCTAGGTTAAGTTTCTTGCCTTTATGGATTGCATGACGCTCAGTCTTGTCGCCATCCCAATAACACAAGTTGATCCAGTTGCCTCGATCTCTTTCATTGGCTCTAGATATTTGCTTGGGGAAAACTTCTGATCCGCCATAGCCTAGTAATGCAGCGAATTCATTTAGCTTTGCGACCATGTCAATAGCAGGAATGGCAGGACTGCAAAAAAGATATAAATGAGCGCCACCAGACTTAGAACGGCATAGCACCAAAGGAGTGTCACGAATCTTTTTCTCGAGACTTTCAAGGCTTTCATTTAATTTGACCTCACCTCTTATATCAATATCAATAACACCAAAGTGACAGCTGTTGTCCTGTAACAACGGGATGACACCTAAAATATATTCGCCACCATTCAAGTGTTCTTTAAAATTATTTTCTGTTGCTGGTTCGCTAACAGTTATTGCTCGGCCAGACATTTTTCCGTCGGCTTCTTTTTTGTTTACTCGATACTGTCCGTGGGCAAGCTCAAAGCCTCTGAACAGTTTCATAAATCTTTTTACGTCCATGCCTCTTCCTTTCTGATTGGTCGGGGGATAACTTCATTGGGACATGAGCTATCCCCCTAAACAACGTAATGCAGGGTGGCTACATTACATCATCATCAGAGGAGTCTGGTTGAACCTTGACTTCACCGTCACGAATGTTCTTGCGGAACTCTCGTGCTTCGAGATAGATGCTTTGGCCTTGGTCTAGGTTCTGAATGATCCCTCCAGACTTAGCATCGAACATCATCTCAACTTCCCAGTTGAACCACGAGCCCATATCGTTCTGCTCAGGTGTTGTGGTCAGGTTGTAGGCAGTCCAGAACATGGCTGGATTGAATGTGCCTTTGCCTGTTGGGTGAGCAACTTGTAGCCTGTTGATCATAGAGTTCCAACGCTTGGCTTTTTTAATGCCTGAAGAACTCATAGACAATATGGCAGGGGAAAATGTGCCGTCTTCACCAACAACATAAATAAAGTATTCTGCTGTCAATGATAGCTGGTTTCCGTCTGGTGTGCGCAATTTGCCTCGATCGTCTTGTACACACATTTCCATAATTGAAGGCTGTAGTCCGTGGTCTTTAACCAGCTTGCGCTCGTCAGTCCACTCGAGATATGTCTTGCGATAGCTAACAGGAACAGCTGTTATTCCCTTTTCACCATCGAACAATTCACCCGTTACATTGTCCAAGATCTGTCCAGCCTCAGCACCTTTTAGATAGGCACCATCAGCTTTATTGACTTGGGGAGATTGAGCTTGTAAGATCTTGAGACGTGGGATGAGCATATCATCCGCTGTCATATTCTCACCTGCTGTGCCCGCATCTTCTAAAAGAATGGACGCATCAAATGCAATTACATTGCTCTCTTTTTTTACTTCTACTTCATTTTTAGCCATGGTATCCTCCTGTGATTTTGGCTTTACGACCTGTGAATAACTTAAACAGATCATGGGGAACATCCTTGCCATCAGTCAATCGCTCTTTGATAAAAGAGTTAAGTGACCCATGGTGGACGCCGACTGCACGTTTGTAAAAGAGATTTCTTTCACGCAACTCATCCGCAAAGTCATTGCATGCTTTGTCTTCATCTCTTCCGAACTGAACCTCAACATTGCTTTTAATTAAGTCACCAGCATTATTAGCTCGCAACCAATCGAAGCATTGTTGTTGACGCACTTCTAGTTCAGACCTGTCATCTCCTCTTGCTTTCATAATAGCAGAAGCAGATGGAATAGAACCAGAAGTTATATCTTGAACCTCAACCTTACCACCATTGGTAAGAGTAAAGTCCTTGACGTTCAATTCTTGCATTAAGTCAGGCAAGTCATGTTCAGCCAACTTCGTCAGGTTCTGCTTTTTTTGCTTCAACAGCTCATTCAAATCATTTATCTCTTTTTCAAGATCAAACATTTGTTGAGCCATATCAGCCACTGCACCTATTGAGTTGGACGCAGGTGCCACGTCCTCAAGCAGATTGATATTCATCTTAATTTATTTCCTTTCTCATTTCTAAAGCGACAGGCATGTACCAGCCTTTGCGCCTGTCACGGTCTCCTTCTTCCATGTTACGTTCCCATCTAAGGACACGCACCACTGGTGACATTTCAGCTGCGATCATACACGCTATCATAACAGCTATGGGGTCACCACCTCCTGGCCACAAAAGATAATCTTCCGTGGAGAAGTCTTTCATAATCTTACGAGCTTTTTGGATCGATGGACTAGGTAAAAACTGAGGCTTTTCATTAGGCTCAAATACAATTTCAAGCGAACCATAACGAGCAGCATCAGTCAGATCTGGAGTCCAACCGAACTTGTTCTCTCGTGGTCTTGTTACCACATAAACTTTTGACATTCATTATCCTTTCTCAACGTGAAATAAACTTTAACCTGTTTTCAATAGGAAGAAAAGTTTTATTTTAATCAGCGATATCCTTGTCCAATATCGGTATTGGTCTGAGCATCCTGTCGTATGATACTCTTTCTTGCACCCACAAGCCATCTATCTTCTTGTCCAGAGCCTTTTGTTCTTCTTCAAGGCTGGGGGAATTGTCACAACTCTTTGCTCTCACTCTCCTCATTACAACTTCTTCGGTTCTAAAACACGCATTGCAAACTGGGCATTTGCGAAGCCGAAAGCTGACGCCTTGTCTGGTGACTCCTGAGTTCGTTACTCTGGTTGTTTTCTGATCGCAGTCTATACACCGCATCTATAATCCTTTCTCAATATTAGAATTAGAGTTTAAATTCTAGAATTCTAAAAGTAAACATTTTTCTTGCGTTACCGAACTTTTCAATATAGACCAAGCCAGTAACCAAAGAACCAGCGTTACCGAACTTGATTTGTTTTGGGGGACGTCCTATGGTTTACAAAACTATATAGGGGAAAAAATTTTGAGGTGAAAAATAATTCTTTAAAATTAGTGAAAGTCTGGAAACACTGGTAACGAAAGACGATTACTCTATACATTACAGAGGGTTGCGAGCGTTACCTAACAGGAAAAATGATGGTAACCGAAACCACACACTGGTAACTTCCTTTCATAAAACATGTAACCTATTGTTTTATCGTGTTTCTTTTCTCTTTACTTGTCTGCTAATAAAAGATAGAGTTCCTTATCAACTTAGAAAGGAATTAAAATGACACTTACAGAGAATCAAACTGCCGCAATGACCGCCCTGATTAAATCTTGCTTGGAGAACATGGGTGGAGCAGACTTAGCAGAATTACAATGTGATCCATTTGTTTGGGTTGACGCATCTGATCTTGTAGATGCTGGTTGGGGACAAAAAGAAGCCGAAGGAACATTTGGATCGCTGGTTGCCGAAGGTTTAATTTACATGGATGACGGCTTCGCTTTAACGCAAAACTGGGATGAGCTTCGCAAGTTCCACGCCTAATCAATCAGGGGAGCTTCGGCTCCCTTCCATCCCCTCTGAGAAAGGAACTATAATGACACACTCCATCGAATGGCTTACTTCGGATGTTGCTGCATATGAGCGTTACAAAAGGCTCGCAGGTGACGATGAGGTTGCTCTTTTCAATTGCATTGCTAGACATCAATATGTTATTCATGTTGAGCTCAATTCTAATTTCGAAGACCCAAAGAGGTTTGTAGAGATAGATGCTGATGGTCTGTCTCATGCGCTGGTTCTCCTCAAGCAATGGCTGATGGTTCACGGTGCGACGAGTGCAGGATTAAGGAAAGTTGATAGTGGAGCTTTTCTCGGCTCCCCCGACATTTACGACTGTTCAGATTTCATGGAGGAAGACCGATGAGTGGCGCGACAGCAGCAGACTTTAATAAGTGGGAAGGCATTGCTAAAAAATGCGACATCACTGAGCTGAACTTTATCATAAAGGATTGTCGTGAAGCTCAGTCGGCAATGCAAGGCTGGAACCCTGAGAAAGAAAACTATTACTCCGACCAGAGGATGACGTTCTCGGATGAGTTGCGCAGGAGGTTCAAGTGATGTGGGCAACTGAAGTCATTGAAACTGGCGTTGGCATTCTCTTTGTAAAGGAACACAACGCCATGAGGTATTCTGAAGCCATGAACATGCACAACTATTACATGATGAAGTATGCTGGGAAATACTCAACTTACTTCGTTTGGAGGGATTGCAATGATCTCTAATTTCTTTAACATGGTGCTGGCGGTTACTCTTGTCCTTGCGTCATCTGCAATGGTGTCTTTTATTCTTATCAATATTTTATTGGGCTGTGACAACTGGGATCAAGAGCAATGGACGCAATACAAGTCTTGTATGACAATCGGTTATATAATAGGACTTGACTGATTGCCCAGAAAAGCCTATCATCAAGATATTATCCCTGCCTCTACCTGACTAAAAGCTCACTGTAAAAAGTGGGCTTTCTTTTTCTTCTAGATTATATTACAGTTGCTTCACAGTTGACCACTGCAAACAAAGGTTCTGAAGGAGATAATCTGGTGTCAGGAAAAGGAAAAAAGGTTCAAGTCCAAAGGCCTATTAACAATGGTCGCAAAGTTGAGCCTGAGAAGTGGGATGGCAGCTTTAAATCTGTAGAACCTCTCAAGAACCAGAAGCCAGCCCAACACCGCCAAGCCAGACATAAGAAGTGGAACCATCCAGCCACAATCAATTGGATTATGGGGCAAGCTGACCCTGTTGGATTCCTCGCTTCGGTTATGCAAGGCAAGGAAATGTTTCCCGTTTACACTCAAGACCAAGATGGCACAGTCCAGAACATCGGAAAGGTTGGTGCCGATCCAGAGCTGAGAGTTATGGCTGCAAAGACATTGCTCGGCAAATGCGTCCCTGATCTAAAGGCTGTTGAGATAACAGCACAAATTGAAGAGCGAAAGGTGCTTGATATAAGCAGATTAACTGATAATGACCTCACCACAATTGAACGAGTTCTTGAACACGCTGTCATTGAAGGAAGTGAGAGCGGAGAAGATGAGGAGATCTTTGAGGGAGTTCACCAAGAGCTCTTGGCAAGCGATTGAACCAGGACGACCTTTTCAAGACAACTGGCACATAGACGCAATATCAGACCATCTTCAAGCAGTTGTTGAGGGTGATATAAAGCGATTGATTATCAATGTCCCTCCAAGGCATATGAAATCTATTTCGGTTGCTGTGGCCTTGCCTGCATGGGCGTGGACTATCCAGCCAACTAAACAATTCTTGTATGCGTCTTATGCAGGGTCTCTTTCTATTCGTGACTCGGTTAAGTGTCGGAGGCTGATTGACAGTCGTTGGTATCAGAATCACTTCGGAGAGACATTCAAGCTGACAGGTGACCAGAACCAGAAGCAAAGATTCGAGAATGACAAGACAGGCTATCGGATAGCAACTTCGGTTGGTGGTGCTTTGACAGGGGATGGTGGTGACATCGTTGTAATTGATGACCCACACAATTCAATTGAGGCCGACAGCTCTGCAGTGCGTGAAGGAGTTCTTGAGTGGTGGGATCAGTCTATGCAGACTCGTCTGAACAATCCCAAGACAGGTGCATTCATTATCATTATGCAGAGGCTGCATGAGCAAGACTTAACAGGACACATCCTATCTAATGAGCTTGGGGATGAGTGGGATCACCTAATGCTCCCAGCCAGATATGAGATTGGCCATCCTACTCCGATGCGTTCCAGCCTAAACTTCACAGACCCAAGAACAAAAGAGGGTGAGTTGCTTTGGCCAGATCGGATTGACGAAGGCACACTGACAACCCTTGAAAGGTCTCTCGGCAGTTATGCTTCCGCTGGACAACTACAACAGCGACCAATGCCCAAAGGTGGTGGTATCTTAAAAGCTGAGTGGTGGGTGCCGTGGGACAAGCATGAGTTGCCAGACATTGAATATGTCTTGCAGAGTTGGGACACAGCCTTCAGCACCAAAGAGAAATCATCTTATTCGGCTCGGACAACTTGGGGTGTCTTTAAGATGAATGGCCAGATAAATGCGATGGTCTTAGAGATGTGGTTTGATCGTGTTAGCTATCCTGAGCTGAGAAAGCTCGCACAAGAGGCCTATAATGATTGGGAGCCAGATGCGGTTCTCATCGAGAAGAAGGCTTCTGGCCAGTCTTTGTTGCAAGATTTACGCATGGCAGGTGTCCCAGTTCTTGAGTATATGCCTGACCGAGACAAGCAAGCTCGTGCTCATGCAAGCTCTGCTCTTTTGGAAGACGGAAGAATTTTCTTTCCATCTGACAAGAAGTGGGCTAAAGATTTAATTGATATCTGTGCAGCCTTCCCTGCAACCGACAATGATGACATTGTTGACACATGTACACAGGCATGGTTAAGGCTTCGCAAAGGCTGGTTCGTTACACACTCGAATGATTTTGACGAAGATGATTATGAGGAAAGAAGAAGGATAACATTGTATGGCTAGAGAACCAGTTGTGATTCAACAACCATTGGCTCCCTTTGCGGAGACTGCTCCTGCGGACGATCTGCAAGTTGAAGAGATCGGCGATGATGTTCTCATAGGAGACCCAGAGCTAGACAATATTGAAGAGGAAGACACGAACTTCGGTGCCAACTTGGCAGAGGAAATGTCTGATAAAGAGCTTACCAAAGCAGCCTCCTCTCTAGTTACATATTACAATAATGACCGTGAAGCTCGATCCGAGTGGGAAGAGCGTTACAAAAAAGGCCTGAAGACTCTTGACCCAGATGGTGGCATGGAAGAGTCAGAAGACGAGCGTGCGACTCGTGGCCTGAGCGTTGTCGTTCATCCAATGATCGCAGAGGCTGCAACCCAGTTCAACGCTAAAGCTATTGCAGAGCTATATCCTAGTGGTGGCCCCATTAAGACAGTTATTGTCGGTGATCCGAATGAGGAGCTTGAAGAGCAAGCACGCAGAGTTCGGGAATACATGAACTACCAGATCACGCAGGAGATGCCAGAGTATTTCCCTGACCTTGATCAAATGTTATTCCATCTCCCGTTAGTTGGCCAGACATTCAAGAAGGTGTGGTGGGACACTAACATGGATCGTCAGTGCAGCCAGTTCGTTAAGGCTGAAGACTTCGTTGTCGCACCAGAGAGCAAAGACTTATACACATCGCCACGTTACACCCACATCATCCGTATCCCAAAAAACGATTACAACCGATATGTGCAGTCTGGCTATTATCTTCAGACCGACGATAAAGGTGGCGACATTGATCCTTCGGGAGATACCATTGGCGAGATCGAGGGTGTTGATCAATATGGCGATGACTCGCAGGATCAGGTAATGACTCTGCTGGAGATGCATGTCTATGACAACTTCGAAGAAGACACAGACGACGACGATGATAATGCAGTCGGCATACCTTATGTTGTAACAGTTGATTATGATAATGAGAAAGTTGTAAGCATTCGCCGCAACTGGCGAGAAGATGACGAGCGCAAGATCCGCAGGGATTGGTTCGTGTCTTATAAATTTCTTCCTGGATTGGGCTTTTATGGCTTTGGATTATATCATCTTATTGGTGGATTGGGTAAAGCGGCAACTGGATCCTTACGAGCTTTGCTTGACAGTGCAGCCTTTAGCAATATGCAAGGTGGCTTTAAGTTAAGAGGCAGAGTCTCAGGTGGAGAGGTTCAAGTAAATCCAGGAGAGTTTGTCGATCTAGACGCAACTGTTGACGATGTCAATAAAGCAATTATGCCACTGCCATTTAAAGAGCCAAGCCAATCTTTGTTTAATCTGCTTGGCTTTATTGTTCAGGCGGGACAGCGTTTTGCTAGCACTGCTGATTTGAATGTTGGGGATGTGAATCCAAATGCGCCTGTTGGCTCTACAGTGGCGTTGATCGAGCAAGGAAGCAAGGCCTTCTCGGCAATCCATAAGAGGCTGCATTATGCTCAGGGACAGGAGTTTAAGCTCCTCGCAGACTTGAATGCTGAAAACTTGCCTGAACAGTTTACATTTTCGTTGATAGGAAGCAGTTCTGAGATATTCGCTGCTGACTTTAATGATCGCATTGATATCCTCCCAGTTAGTGACCCCAACATATTCAGCTCATCCCAGCGCATTGCTCAGGCCCAAGCTATTTTGCAGATGGCCCAGTCAGCTCCTGAGATGCACGATATGTACGCAGCATACAAGAGAATGTATGAGGCGATTAGAATACCAAACATTGACGAGATACTAAAGAAGCCTGAAGACGCACCGCGCATGGATCCGATTGACGAGAACATGGCGATAATGTATGGCAAGCCTATAAGAGCATTCATTGAACAAGAACATGAATCGCACATAGCAGTTCACATGCAGTTTATTAAAGATCCATCTCTTGGAGGCAATCCAGGAGCCGCAGCAATGCAGCCTATTCTCATTGCCCACATAGCAGAACACGTTGCGTTACTTTACAGAACTCGCATGGAGGCCAGCGTTGGCGTTCCACTTCCCCCAGTTCCAAACTTCGCTGATAAAGACTTTAAGTTTGAGGACATCAATCCAGACCTTGACAGGCTCATTAGCCAGCGTGCTGCGCAAGTTGTTCAAGAAGCTCCGCAGATGAAAGCAATTACTGCTATCCAGCCAGAGGGCCAAGGCCAACAACAGAACCCATTGCAATATGCACAACAACTCGCTCAACTCGAAGCTGAAGCACTCAAACTTAGGACGCAAGCCCAAATCGCTACAGACCAAGCTAAAGCACAGTCCTCAATGGAAATTAAAAAGGCTGAAGCTCAGCAAAAAATGCAAATAGATGCAGCCAAGGCTCAAGCAGACTTGCAATCTAAAGTGATGAAGCTAGAGGCTGAGTTGCAATTAGAGCGAGAGAAGAGTGCGGCTAAAATGCAAATCGAGGCTATGAAAAATGGATGAGATACTGGCATCAATCGGGCCAATCAATCCTTCAGCTTTTAGTGGGGGATCTCAAGGTGCTCCTCAGCAACCGCAACAACCTCCATTCGACGCAAGCCAATACTTAATGCAAAGAATGATGCAATTGAAACAAGGAAAGCTTGGCGCGTTGGGTAATGTTATCGCTGCAATGCCACAGCCCAACGAGATGCAACCCCAGCAAGGAGTGACAGCAGCATGAATTATGGAGCCTTAAAGTCTATTCCAAGAGAAACGAACATTAATGGCCAGTTCCACCAGCTGAGTTATATTCGCCCAGACGAGGCTGCGTTGCTAAAAAGCATGGGTGGTGCTGGCACAGCTGGTCCTGGTGGTGTTCCTCAGTATGGCTTCGCAGAATGGGCAAATGACAATTTAGGAACCAATTTTGACACGAGCAGCTCTAGCTCTAGCTCTAGCTCTAGCTCTAGCTCTAGCTCTAGCTCTAGCTCTAGTGATGATGATAAAGGCTATTTTGAAAAAGCATGGGATTATGGCACAGATCTTGTAACAGAAATTGTAACTCTTGGCGCAAAGGATACAGATACTTTTAACAGCACAGAATCTTCTAACACATTTGTTACTGATGCTGGAACTGCAGTTGTAAACTTTGTCACAGATACTGCCACAGAGATAGCAACTGGCGGCAATGCAATAACAGGAACATATAATAAGGATGTCACTGTCCCCACCACCACTCCAACTGCACTAGACCTCTCTATGGAATCTACTAAAACACAGGCTGAACTTGAAGCTGAGGCAAAGACCGCAGGGCAAGAAATGTATATGTTTATGGGCAATTACTACCCAGTAACAACTGAATTCTTTGACGCCTTTGGTGATTCATATTCAACTCAGGCCGAAGCCTCAGCAGCTGACACAAAAGCAGAGCAGCAATCTACAGCCGCAAATGCTGGGGTGAATGTTGAATATACAAGCACAAACCTGCCAGTCTTTTACGACAATTCTGGATTTGCTCATTCAACTTTGGCTGGAGCTATAAGTGCCAACGAGACAGAGTCTCTTAATACAGCTCTTAATTCAGGAACAATGCAAGGCCCATTCAACGAGCAATTAGGACTTACATTCGTTGACTCCAGAGGATTGTTCCACACTTCCCAGTCCGATGCTGACGCAGCGAATGGCGCATATGTGATACAAGACAGCGCAACAAGTGCAGCCTCTTCAGGTTCTGATGAGGTCAGCGACTACATTGACAGATTTGGAATGACTGGATTAGAGGACAGATTCTTAGTTGGTAGAATAAATCCAAACACAGGCCTGCCATATGTTGCGAATGATACAAACATAGTTAATTCTTTAGACGCAGACACTATACCTTATTCCCCAGATGGATACACAGACGCAGAAATACAACTATTCGGTGGCGACCCATACCAGACCACCGAGAACGGTATTGTTCAAACAGACAATGCTTTCCGAGACCCAACAACCGAAGGCGATGGGCAGCATGGCCAGACCTTTACAGACGACGAAGCTGTTGAGCTCGCAGTTATTGAAGACGGAGTGGTCGTTGACGATGTCGGCTCTATAGATGCTGCATCTTTCATGGACAATGACCAGCCTAGAATGCGGGACGTTTATTCAACCAGACCAACTTATGGTGATTTTTATGGTGGACGCTCTGGAGGCATCTGGGACAGATTCAGAGGCAGCTATCTAACAAGATTCGGCCAGCCGACAGAAGGCATTGACGAGATGGTTCGGGTTGTTACAGCGGCAGACGGGAGCAAGCTCTATTACGGTGCTGATGGAGCCTTGTTGAATCCTGACTCTGTTGGGGCAATAAGAACAGGCGGAGATCCGACCACTATACAAATTGGCGAGGAGCAGGTCTTGGTTGGCCAGCAAGAAATCGGTGCTGATGGAGTCTTGGCTGGGACAACTTATACTCCTGATTACAATGCAATATCCGACGAAGAATTATTCAACTATCAATAAGGAGGCTATCATGGCTGAAAACGACCAGAGCGAACAAATCAACAGACTGTTAGCCCAACTCAGAAAAGAAGAAGGGGCTGCAATTTCTGAAGGCGAGATGGGTGCCATGCTTGAGCCAGCAGATGAAGGCTTATTGCAACAACAAAGGATGGCTGGTAAAAAAGAATTTGACAATTATATTAGTTCTGGCCAAGGCGAGCAAGACTTTAGGAGCTCCTTGGTTAAACAATATCCTAACGAGGCAGAAGCCTTACGCAAAGCAACTAGGAGAGAGCCTGGTGCAGCAGTGTCTAATAGTGAGATGCAGCAATTCATGGAAGAAGAGCTAAACCTTATCACCACAGCTCAAGAAGGCCTAATGCAATTAGATCCTGAAGGGACTCGAGACGTTGTTCAAGGCCTCGAAGTAAGCAAGAACAGAGTTATGTCTGGTGCTGCGCTTTCCCCCGATGAGTACACAGGCATCTCAGCTATCCTAGAACAGATAGCCAATGCGTTCAAGGGGATGATGGGTGGTGGTGAATCTACAACCAAGACTTACATGGTCGATGGCAGACCAGTAGAGATGACTGAGCGAGAAATGATGGGAGCCAAGAATGCTGGCATCCTAGTACAAGATCCTGAGTCTGCAATTAGAGACATGGAAATGCAACAATAGGAGGCTATCATGGCTGAAGTAAATGTAGAAAACATGGAAGAGAATGCTGAACTCTTTATGGAGAAGATGGGCTTCGCTCATAATGCTGATGGGCTTGATATGTCTGATGATCAGTTGGTAAACTTCTTGCTGTTATGCCACCATATGCAATTCGGCGTTGGTGAGGACGATTACGAAGAAGAGATGATGGAAGACAGCTCCTCCCACGATGGTTCAGATGTCAAAGTTAAGATTATGAAAGTCGGCAATGGCGAAGACGTTCATGCCATGATGAATAAGATCTTGGGCGGCTGATATGGCAAAACGAGGATTGTATTCTAATATCGCAGATAAGAGAAAGCGCATAGCTGCTGGCTCTGGAGAGAAGATGCGCAAGGTTGGCCAGAAAGGTGCACCAGCTAAAGGTGCATTTAAAGCTGCAGCCAAGACTGCAAAGAAGCCAGTAAAGAAAAGGAAAGCATAATGG